TTTTTACCCTGAAAAAAACGGTAGGTTTCTTGTTTCTTGGATTCCACCTACAAATTTACAAAATCGTGTAATAATAAAAAATGGAGTTAAATATCCTGGCAACGAACATATTGGTGCTTTTGGTTGTGACTCTTATGATATATCAGGAACTGTAGACAAACAAGGTTCCAAAGGATCTTTACACGGTCTAACTAAGTTCAGCATGGAAGACGCTCCGTTTAATATGTTTTTTTTAGAATATATATCAAGACCACCAACAGCAGAAATATTCTTTGAAGATGTACTTATGGCATTACATTTTTATGGTATGCCTATATTAGCAGAGAATAACAAACCAAGATTACTGTATTACTTAAAGCGTAGAGGTTATAGAAGATTCTCTATAAATAGACCTGATAAACTTTACAACAAGCTTTCAGTTGCAGAAAAAGAAATAGGTGGAATACCTAACTCATCAGAAGATATTAAGCAAGCGCATGCCGCTGCTATTGAGTCTTACATAGAAGATTATGTAGGATTAAAAGAAAATGAATATGGGAATATGTATTTTCAAAGAACGCTAGAAGATTGGGCTAAGTTTAATATAAACAATAGAACAAAGTTTGATGCAACAATAAGTTCTGGTTTAGCTATAATGGCTTGTAATAAAAATAAATATACTCCAGTTCAGTTAGTACAAAAAGATCCAGTTAGTCTAAGCTTTGGCAAATATGACAATACAGGTTATACATCAAAAATAATAAAATAGATGATTTACACTAATGTTAATAGTTCATTTCCAAGTCAGGTGGTACCAGACGCAGAAAAGAATACTTTAGACTACGGTTTCCAAGTAGGTAGAGCTATTGAAAACGAATGGTTTAGAGGTGATCGTGGCTTAGGTGCTGGTGGTCGTTTTGGAAACAACTGGCAAGATTTTCATAGATTAAGATTGTATGCTAGAGGCGAACAGTCTGTAGCTAAATACAAAGATGAATTATCAATTAACGGTGATTTATCTTATTTAAATTTAGACTGGAAACCAGTTGCAGTGTTGTCTAAGTTTGTAGATATTGTTGTAAACGGAATGACTGATAAAGGTTATGAAATAAAATCTTTTGCAAGTGATCCTTTTGCTGTAAAGCAAAGAACTCAATATGTTTTTGACGCTATAAAAGACATGCAGAGTCGTGAGCAAATTGAATCTTTAAATCAAGCAACAGGTCAAAACTTTTATTCTAGCGTAAATCCAGACGCTTTACCTCAAAATGAAGAAGAACTAGAGTTGTACATGCAGCTTAGTTATAAGCAGTCTATTGAAATAGCTGAAGAAGAATTAATTGAAAACGTATTTAACTACAACAAATACGATGAAATAAAGAAAAGACTAGCTTACGATTTAGTTGTATTAGGCATAAGTTGTGTTAAAACAGATTTTAATTTAGCAAACGGTATTACACTTGATTACGTGGATCCTGCTAATTTAGTTTATTCGTACACAGAAGATCCTAACTTTGAAGATGTTTATTACGTTGGTGAAGTTAAAAGCGTAAGTTTAGAAGAGGTTAAAAAGCAGTTTCCATATTTAACCGACGCTGAATTAGAAGAAATACAAAAATATCCAGGTGACTCTAATTACACTAGAAACTATTGGGGTCAAGATGATAATTACAATAATGTACAAGTCTTATATTTTGAATACAAAACATACAATAATCAAGTATTTAAAATTAAACAAACAGATCAAGGTTTAGAAAAAGCTTTAGAAAAGCCAGGAGATTTTAATCCACCTGAAAATGAAAACTTTGAAAGAGTACATAGAGCAATAGAGGTTTTATACAGCGGAGCTAAAATACTTGGTCAAGAAAAAATGCTTAAATGGCAATTATCTGAAAATATGACCAGGCCATATAGTGATCAAACTAAAGTTCAAATGAACTATAGTATATCTGCTCCTAGAATTTACAAAGGCAGAATAGAAAGCCTTGTAAGTAAATGCGTTGGGTTTGCTGATATGATTCAGTTAACACATTTAAAAATACAACAAGTACTTGCTCGAATGGTACCAGATGGTGTATTTGTAGATGTTGACGGTTTAGCGGAAGTTGATCTTGGTAATGGTACAAATTATAATCCTCAAGAAGCTTTAAACATGTACTTCCAAACTGGTAGTATTGTTGGTAGATCTAAGACTATTGATGGCGATATGAATCCTGGTAGAGTGCCGATTCAAGAATTACAAACTTCAAATGGTCAAGCTAAAATAGGAGCGCTAGTACAAACGTATCAATATTATTTACAAATGATACGTGACGTAACGGGACTAAATGAAGCTCGTGATGGTAGCCAACCAGATAAAAATGCTTTAGTAGGTTTACAAAAATTAGCCGCGGCTGCTTCAAACACAGCTACAAAACACATACTACAGTCTCTTATGTATTTAACAATTAGAGCTGCAGAGAATATAAGTTTACGTGCTGCAGATATGCTTGAGTTTCCACTTACTAAAAATGCTTTAATAAGTTGCATAAATCAATACAATGTCGGTTCTTTGCAAGATATAGAAAAGTTAAACATGCATGAGTTTGGTATATTTTTAGAATTAGAACCAGACCAAGAAGAGCAACAAAGGTTAGAGCAAAATATACAGGTTGCATTACAAGGTGGGCAAATAGGTTTAGAAGATGCTATTGATATTAGACAAATTAAAAATATTAAATTAGCTAATCAGTACCTTAAGCAAAAACAAAAAGAACGAGCTGAAGCAGCCGCAATGGCTCAACAGCAAAATATACAAGCTCAAGCTCAAGCAAACGCTCAAGCTTCAGAGCAAGCCGCTTTAGCTGAAGTGCAAAAACAACAAGCGTTAACAGAAAGCAAGTTACAATTAGAGCGAGGTAAATCTCAGTTTGAAATACAAAAACTAGAACGTGAAGCTCAAATAAAACAAATGTTAATGGAGCAAGAGTTTGGTTATAACTTACAACTAGCGCAAGCTAAAGTTAGTGCTGAAGCTACTCGTGAAAAAGAAATAGAAGATCGTAAAGATAAGCGTGCTAGAATTATAGGTACACAACAATCTGAAATGATTTCTCAAAGACAAAACGATGAGTTGCCAAAAGATTTTGAATCGTCTGGCAATGATACGCTTGGAGGATTTGGACTTGAACAGTTTGAACCTCGTTAAAAACTTTTAATTATTTAATTATATTATATTATGTCAGAACAAGTAAAGCAGGAAGGTGAGTTTAAATTACAAGCCAAACCTAAAAAACCTAAAAATTTAGGTAAAAAAGAAGAGGTAACTAAAATTGAAATACCTAATACAGCTGTAGAAGCTCAAGGTGAAATAGTGCCTGAAGTAACTAAAGTTGAAATAAAAGAAGAAGATGCCGTTCAAACACAAGAGACAAATGATAGCAATGTTGTTGTCGAAGAGTCCAAAGACAGTAGCGACAGCAAAGAAGTGGTTGAAGAAATACGGGCCACCAACGAAGAAATAGAGTCTCCTTTAACTGTTATTGAAGACGTTGAAGAAGAAACTAAAGTTACTAAAGAAGTAGAGCAAGCTGTACAAGAGCAAAGGGTTTTACCTGAAAATATTGAAAAGCTAGTTTCGTTTATGGAAGAAACTGGTGGTACAGTCTCTGATTACGTGAGACTTAATGCAGACTATACTAATGTAGATAACAATACATTGATAAGAGAATATTATAAACAAACACGTCCACACCTTGATCATGAAGATGTAAGTCTTTTATTAGAAGACTTTGATTATGATGAAGAGTTAGATGACGATAAAGATATACGCAAAAAGAAAATTGCGTTTAAAGAAGAAGTTGGAAAAGCTAAAAACTTTTTGGAAGACTTAAAAGGTAAATACTACGACGAGATCAAGTTGAGACCGGGCGTAACCCAAGAGCAACAAAAAGCTGTAGACTTTTTCAATCGATACAGTGAAGAACAACAAGTTGTAAAACAAAGACAGGAGCATTTTAGTAAAACTACTAATCAACTTTTTTCTAATGATTTCAAAGGTTTTGATTTCTCAGTTGGAGATAAAAAGTTTAGGTATGGTGTTAAAAACCCTGAAGCTGTAGCTGAAGCACAAACGGATATTGCTAACTTCGTTAAGACGTTCTTAAACGATAAAGGAGAAATATCTGACGCTCAAGGTTACCACAAAGCTTTGTATGCAGCTCGCAACGCTGATACTTTAGCTCAACATTTCTACGAGCAAGGAAAAGCTGATGCTGTTAAAGATGTTATGGCTAAGTCAAAAAATATATCGACTGAAGCAAGACAAACAGCACAAGGTGAAGTATTTGTAAATGGATTAAAGGTTAAAGCTATTAGTGGTGTTGATTCTTCAAAACTTAAAATTAAAAAAGTAACATTAAAAAACTAAATTAATTAATTATGGCTATAAGTCCTTTATTTGGGAGTATTGTCCCATCTCAACAACAACAATTGCTAGACACAAATTTTCTTTCGTTTAATGGAGGAAGTGGTACTGGCGATTCTGATACATTTGCACAGCAATATCTACCTGAGATTTATGAGCAAGAAGTAGAGCGATACGGAAATCGTACGCTTTCTGGATTCTTGCGTATGGTAGGTGCTGAAATGCCGATGACTTCTGATCAAGTTATCTGGTCTGAGCAAAATCGTTTGCATATTGCTTACGAAGGTTGTACTAACGACCAAACTAACACAATTTCTATTCCTATTGCAGCTGACGTTAAAAACGTCGTTTCACCAAACTCAACTATTGTTGCGTTAGACGGCGCTGGTAACGAACTAACAGGTGTTGTAACTGCTTCAAACTTAACAACTGGTGATTTAACAGTTGCTCCGTATGATGCTACAACTACTGCAGCTCTTGCAACTACAGGTATTAAGATTTTCGTTTATGGATCTGAATACTCAAAAGGTTCATCTACACCTAATAACACTGTTTCAGCTGGTGCTGCCGATGGTTATATTAGTGTAGATCCTGCGTTTACTCAGTTTTCTAACTCACCAATTATTATTAGAAACAAATATGTAGTTTCTGGTTCTGACACTGCTCAGATCGGTTGGGTTGAAGTTGCTACAGAAGACGGAACATCTGGATATCTATGGTATCTAAAAGCTGAGTCTGAAACTCGCCTACGTTTCGAAGATTACTTAGAAATGGCTATGGTTGAAGGCGAAAAAGCTGATACTACTTTAGGTGCTGGTTCTGCTTTTAACGCTGGATTTAAAGGTACAGAAGGTTTATTTGCTGCTATTCAATCTCGTGGTAATGTAGAGTCTGGCTTTAATGCCGCTGCTGCACAGCTAACTGAGTTTGATAATATTCTAAGAAACTTAGACACACAGGGAGCTATTGAAGAAAACATGCTTTTCTTGAATCGTGAAACTTCACTAGGTTTTGATGACATGCTAGCTGCAGTAAACGCTGCTTACTCTGGTGGTACTTCTTTTGGTATCTTCGAAAATTCAGAAGATATGGCATTGAATTTAGGATTCAGCGGTTTCCGCAGAGGTTCTTATGACTTCTACAAAACTGACTGGAAATATCTAAATGATGCTTCTACAAGAGGTGCTATCGAAGATGGATTAATTCCTCCAGGATATGGCGTTAGCGCTATTGACGGAGTATTGATTCCTGCAGGTACATCAACTGTATACGATCAAATTCTTGGTACTAACATCCGTCGTCCATTCTTGCACGTACGATACAGAGCGTCACAAACTGACGATCGTCGTATGAAGTCTTGGTTGACTGGATCTGTTGGTGGTGCTTTCACAAGTGATCTTGATGCGATGGAAGTAAACTTCCTATCTGAAAGATGTCTTTGTGTACAAGGTGCTAACAACTTTGTATTATTTACTAAGTAAGATTATTTTAAGGGGACGGGCGCTTCGGCGCCCATAACCTTTATTTAACAATTATATTATATTATATCATGGCAAAAATAAAAGAAAAACCAGCTGTAGAAAAAAGCTGGGAAATTAAAGATAGAACGTATTTTGTAACTGGAAGATACAAACCGTTAACATTAAGAATACCATCTAAACATAGTACAAAAGTACCTATGTTGTGGTATGACGAAGAAACTAACACTCAAAGGGAGTTGCGGTATGCAACCAATATGGATAGCCCGTTTAAAGATGAACAAGAAGGCGAAGCTACTATTGGAACTATACTTTTTAAAGATGGAGCGCTTGTTGTGCCTAAACGGTTTCAAGCTTTGCAAAAATTGTTATCATTGTATCACCCTTACAAAGGAAAACGTTATAAAGAATATGATTCAGTCGTTGAAGCTCACGATGAATTAGATATTATGGAGTTGCAAATTGATGCGCTCAACGCCGCGAGAAGTATGGATGTAGATCATTTAGAAGCTATTATGCGTGTTGAAGTTGGAAGTAAAGTAAATCAAATGTCATCTAAAGAATTAAAACGAGATGCACTTATGTTTGCTAGACAAAACCCAGCTTTGTTTATTGATCTTGCTAAAGATGAAAATGTACAGCTTAGAAACTTTGCTATATTAGCTACAGAAGCTAAAATTATAAAACTAGCAGATGATCAAAGATCGTTTACATGGGCATCAAATGGTAAAAAACTTATGAGCGTACCATTTGAAGAAAATCCTTACTCTGCTATGGCAGCTTTCTTTAAGACTGACGAAGGTGTAGAAGTCTTCAAGTCTATCGAGAAAAAGCTAAAATAACATGTAACAATAGTATAGGGCTCGTTCACTCGGGCCCTTATACTTAAAAAAAATATAAATGGCAATAAACGTAAATACTGTATACCAAACAGTCTTGTTGATACTTAACAAAGAACAACGTGGTTATATGACGCCACAAGAGTTTAACAGCGTAGCCACTCAAGTACAGTTAGAGGTTTTTGAAAATTACTTTGAAGATTTAAATCAACAAATAAGAGTACCTCAAGCTGATGTAGATTATTCTGACAGAATAGAAAATCTAGATGAAAAAATTACTATATTTAAAACTTTTGGTCCAGCTGTTTATGACAATAGTTCTTATTCTGGACTTAGTTATTTTAAATTACCTACAACCACTGCTTATAATAGCAACGCAGATGTTTATAGGTTAGGAACTGTAACTTACACTGATCCTTACGGAGAAGTAATAGAAGTTGAAAGATTAACTAAATCAGACTTTTATGAAATACAAAGATCTCCATTAACAAAATCAAATGATTCATTTCCAACATACTTATACGAAGGTTTACCAAACCAAAACACTCCTGGGCAAACTTTAACCTCAACGCCTAATATGGTTTTATACATAAATCCTACTACTATAACATCTGGTATAAATGTAGACTATATAAGAAAACCTCAAAATGTTATATGGGGATTTTCTATAGGATCAAGAGGTAATTATATTTTTGACAATACTTATTATGATGGTTCAAGTGGTTCTATAGATTTTGATCTTCACGAATCTGAGCAAATTAATGTTGTACTAAGAATCTTAGCTTATGCAGGTGTTATAGTACAAGATCCTACAGTAGTACAGCTAGCTACTCAAACAGTGCAAGGAAAAGAAATGAATAAAAAAAGCTAATAGATGTCATTAATAACAGAAAACAATCGGCAATATTACCAAGGCGCCCAAAGCTTTAGATTAACAGGTGACAAAGCTAGTATAACAACTACGTTTGATACTGACTTAAAATTTTATGGGTATAGCACTACAAATACTAGTGAGTACGCATTAAATAATTTTAAACTATATTATAGCTCTACAGGCGCACCAAGTAGTTGGGCTGAATATACTAGTGCTTATTCAGTATCTGGTAACACTATAAATTTTTCCGGAACTGGAAGTACTACTAATTCTTCATCTTCT